GCGAGCCCTGAGCAGACGCAAGGCGATCGCCTGCCGCCATCTTCACGCGCCACAGCTCCGTCGCTACGAGATCGAACACCTCAGCGTGCGCGTAGTCGTCGCCGTCGGTGCCCGTCTTGTCGTACCGCCGGACCGGGATCCCCTTCGTGTCCAGCTCCGTCACGCGATGGAGCGTCTGCATCTGCGCGAGATAGCCCGCCGGCGGCTCCTGCAACGGCCAGTTGCGCTGCTGGCGGATCGACTCCATCATCGAGTCGATCGCGTCGGTTCGATTCACCCGCACCAGCCACATCGAGCCCGCGTCATCGAACTTCGGCACCAGCGGCTCCGACCGCGGATTGCCGTCGTACTCCACGAGCACCACACGACCGGGGAAGCGCGCCCGCAGCGCCTTCGCCACGCGCCGCTCAGGATTTGAGTCCACGCAGCACATCGCCACGCGGAACGCGACCATCAGCCGCGCGACCTCCTCGAACGACTCGCACCGGCCGATCCACAGCGCCCGCCGCGGGTTGGCGACGCCCGCCGCCTCGGCCGGAAGCTGCTCGGAGATCCGCACGTTCAAGTCGCGCTCGCCGGCGACGTCCACGCCCATCGTCGTCGCGCACTGCCCGCGGTAGGCGTGCACCGCGCGCGCGAGCCCGAACGAAGACGCCGCGAGCAGATCGTCCAGCGTCAGCGACGCCGTGCCCGTCGAGTACGGCCGCCCGAGATCCAGCACAGAGAACGCCTCGCGCTCGGCGTCCGTCGTCCCCCGCGACGCGACCACCAGATACGCCAGATCCGTCACGGGCACCATCCCGCGCCACGCATGGAACCCGACGATGCTCGACGTCGGGTTCTGCTTGATCCAGCGCCCCTTGCGCAGCGCTCCATCCTTGCGGCCCGGCCGCGAGTCCTCCAGCGACGTCTCGCACGAACGACACGCCCGCCAGACCTCCCCGATGACCTTGCGATCCAGGTAGTCGTCATGGCCCGCGCGCAGCACCTTCTCCGAGCCCGGCATCCGCCACCGGACGTTGTCCTCCCAGCCGATCGGCTGCTCGTCGCCGCAGCTCGGACAGACGACGTGCCACACACGTCGATCGCTAGAGCGCCACGCCTCATCGATGCCCGTGCGCGGCGTGAACGGGTAGCCCAGCCGCAGCACCTTCGGCTTCTTCCCGATCTGCACCGCGCCCGAGATCCGGCGCTCCATCTGCGCCAGGTTCGACTTGTCGAGCAAGTCGTACTCATCGAAGATCACGAACTGCGCCGCGATCGACTGTGCGCCCGCGCGCGAGTTAGACCCGCGCAGGTACAGGAACCCGCCGCCGATGCGCTTCAGTCCCTTGTGGCGCACGTAGCGCGGATGGATTCGCGACAGCAGGTACGGGCTCGCCTCGATCGCCGGCTCGATGCGCTCGTCGCCGAAGTTCCGCACGTGCTCATCTGTCGGGAAGACGTAGACGCCCGTGTCGCCGAACTGGTCCGCCTGCCGGATCCCCATCCGAGCAGCCCACGCCGACGCGCCGATCTGAGCCGACTTCGCCAGCACCACCTCCAGCGCGTTCGCGACCTCCTCGGAGTACCACTCCTCCTGAAACGGGAAGTCCCCCCACCGCAACGGGCCGATGCCCGCCTCGGGCACATCCTCGGCATACGACCTCAGCGACTTCGCCACGATCCGCTTCGCCTCCACGTCAGCGTTCAACACCTCCAACGCCGCATCCTCGAACCCGAGCCCCGAAGGACGCGACGCGTGAGGAGAGAGAAGCGATGTCGGCGACACGCCCGCAGCGTAGCCGCGGCCGCCGACGGCGAGCCCTACAGATCCCGGCAGCGCTCCTCGGAAAGCCGCAGCACATCGGCCTTAATCCGAGCCGTGATCCGCCCCGCCTCCGCTGCCCGCGCATCCTTCGGGATCTTCACCGCGAAACGCTCGCCGGCCGTATCCGAGAGCACCCGATCAATCGCCGGCTGCGTCTGCCGGAAGAACCGGACTTGGGCCGCGTCCGGCGCGCCCTTCACCGCCAGCCGCCGCAGATCATCGAACCCCTGCGCGACCGTCAACCGGAACGGTCCGCCGCTAATGCAGCGCTGCACCGTGTCATCCCGGCCCTGCTGATACGAAAGGTAGGCCGAGCCACAGGCGATCGCCGTCAACGACACGAACGCGATGAGCACCCGCCGGCGCCAGAACGGCCGCATCCACCGCGGGCATGGCGGCCGATCAACGCGCCGCCGCTCGACGCGCGCGCTCACTGAAGCACCCGCAGGACGACCGCCACGAGGTACAGCACCAGCGTCAGCGCAAGCGCAAGCGCGCCCGCCGTCGCCGCGACCCACGACAGCGAAGCGCAGCCCGAGAGCCACACCATCACGCGCGTCCCGCGGTGGTGGATGCCGAGACTCAGCAGCGCCTTCACGACGTTCCCCCATTCCGGTCCGCGTCGCGGCGCTCCGCCTCCTGCTCCTCCGGAGGCGAACCAAGACGAACGAGGGGGACCAGCATCATTCCGGCCAGAAGCGGCAACTGCCACACTGCGAAGCGGTCCGTGGCCGCCAGGAAGTACGTCAGCGTCACTCCCGCGAGGGGAATCGTGGCCTCGCGAACGATGACCCGAACGTACGCCGCCAGAAGCTCGGGAGTCATGCACCACTAGCCGCTGAATGCCCGCCATTGGGAGTCCCCATGCTTCCATGCTATGCCCCGCCCGACCCCGATACCCCGTCATGCGGGGTACGCCCTAGCCGCCGACCGCCGCCCTAGGATGAGCGGCGCTGGCACCGGACGAAGTGGCGCCGCCGGCGGGTCGGAGCAGCCAGCAGCCAGGACGTACCCTCGGCGGCGCCACGCATGGCCCACCGCATGAAGACGGACGACGGCCGCGGCCCCGTCCGCACTGCGTTCGGACTCGCCCGTCATCGGGCGAGCTAGCCGGGATCACCTGCGCGCAGTCTCGCGCGCGCAGTCGGGCGCTTGAAGGCGCCGCGGCGCCACGCCACATCCCTTGACGACGCGCTGCCGCGTCGCTCCCGGCTTTCGGGAAGCTCCTCATGCCAGCCGCCACTCCCCCGGCGCCAGCTCGGCATCGACCGACACGCGCGCGATGGACGACCGCACAGCGTCGAGCGCACTGCGCGCCGACCCGACGATCCCCACCGCACGCTCCTCCAGATCGGCCGCGACGTGCAGCATCTCGACTCGTCGTCCGTTGGCGCGCTCCGTGGAGATCGCCGAAACCAGCGAATCCTCCGTCAACGCGCCTTGGCGCACGATCGAGTCGGACGCCATCGCTCAGTCGTCCTCGGCCAGATCGTCGGCGTCCTCATCGACGCGATCGTCCAGTGCGTCGGCGAGCGTCACGTCCTCCTCGCGCAGCTCCCCCTCCGTCGGCTCGTCGCGCTCCTCACGGGTTTCGCTCACCGTGCTCTCCTCGGCTCGTGGGATGACCTAGCGCACGCATCCTAGCGCGCGCCCGCGCCCCTCAACGCGCGACGAGCCGACGCACATCCTCGCGGGCGATCCGCAACGGCACATCTGGCGCCGGCGGCGCCAGCTCCCCCTCCAACATCGGCGGGCCGACGTCGGCGAAGCTCACCTGCCGGTAGCGCATCACCCATGCCGCCGCCAGTGGATCGGTGGCTATGACGCCGACCACCACCATCTGCCGCTCGATGTGCTCGATCTCGCGCACGCGCATGTGCCACGTGGCGATCAGCTCGCCCGAGCGCTTCTCCACGACGTCGAGCTGCACGACGTCCTCGACGGCCATCGCCACGTCCAAGCGCGTGATGATCGCCATCGACGGCCCGCCGGCGATCGCCGCCAGCATCTCGCGCGCCCGCCGCGGCGCTACACCAGCGCCGACCAGATGCCGCTCGACACGCGGATCCGCAGCGTCCACAGCTCAGCCCTCCCGCGCGCGGCGCGTCAGGATGGCGCGCTCCACGTCGCCCTCCAGAATCGCCTCGATGTACCCATTCACGCGCGGATCGACCTTGTACGTGAAGCTGATCGCCTTCCCGTCCGCCACCAGCTCCACCGACTCCACCGCGCGCTGCTGATCGAAGACGTCGAACCCGCAGTCCTCCACAGCAGTCCGGACCAGCTCCTCGACGCGATCGCGGATCTCCTCCGCCGCGTTGCGCGCCGGCCGATCGCGGAAGGCGCGCAGCTCCTCCTCGAACCGCGCGGCGAGAGCGCGCTGGCGCGGCGTCAGCTCGTTCCCGTCCATCAGCGCGCGACCGCCAGGCCCACCAGCTCGCGCAGACGCTTCGAGTCCATCGCCGCAGCCCGGTTCCCGCCCGCGCGCAGCTTCGGCGCCTCCTCCGCCGCCGCCATCGCCTCCTCGAACGTGCCGCCATAGCCCCAACGCAGCCAGCCGTCCTCGAAGGGCGCCGGGAAGACGTCCCCGAACTCCGTCACGCCCTCCCACTCGCTCGGGCTCTCCCCCAGCTTCGTCAGCGACCGCAGACGCAACGTCGGCCGCACCATCGTGTCCTGCATGTGCTCCTCCTCGACTCGGGTCCGCCGCACGATAGACGACCTATCAGACGAACGCAATGCGGGCCGGCCGTCCCGCGGTGGGGACGACCGGCGCCGCGCCTTCAGCACCCGAGCTGAAGTCAAGTTCGTACGTCCGGCACGAGCGAATGCACCGTCGCGGTCCGCCCGTCGCTCAGCCGGACCTCGAACGGGAACGCGATCCCGCGAACGAGAGCCAGGAGCAGCGCATCGCTAACCGCCTGCGCTACGTCCTCGTAAGCGAAGGATCCCGATCCGAGATCCACGCTGACGCTCACGCTCGCGTCGAAGCTCACCCGCGCAGCGCTTCCCGCCACGGCCGGTACCTCGCTCCCACCTTGATCTCCAGCCGAGCCAGACTCCAGGTCCGCAGCGTCACGAACGTGCGGACCCTCGGGTGCCCGCGCGTCTGGCTGGCGTCACGCCGCAGCTTCACCGCGTCCTCCCCGTCGTGCCGCGTGCTGCCCGGCTCCACGACGAGCGCCCCCGTGTCGCCGTCGAGCCGCGCCCGATGGACCCGACCCTGCGCACGCTCGTCGTCAAGGAACGCGACGAGCTGATCGTATGCCGCCCGATCCGCCATCAGTCCTCGCCGCCGATCCGCACGATCGTCTCG